AGGTCGCCACTGCCAGCCAGTCTGACCTCGGCCTTGCCATTTTTTATGCTTCTGACCACGGCCTGTTCATCAGGGTGGGATCTGAGCCAGAGTCTTATCACACTCGGCCTACCAGAAGGTATAATCGGTTGGTTTGAACCAGGCCCGCCAGAGGCACTACTGACAACTGAAGACTTGTCAGAGCCCTTGCAGTCCAGGCCTGGAGCATTGACCACGAACGTCCCACCCTTGGAGTTGTGGAGCGTACAGTAGCCCTTTATGATTCGATGAAAGGGCCCGGCTGAGCCCGGCTCCCCCTTTTGGACCAGGCCCTTGATCTGTTTGAGCTTTCGGGCAACTTCGCCTCTGTCGCCCTTCGAGATTATGGCCAGGGGGTGAGGCAGTACCAGGGTGGCCCGATCTCCGAGGGCATCTTTAGCCACTCGGCCCAGGGCAATTACGACCTGGGGCTTTGAATCATCCAGAGCTTTCAGGAGAGACGGCAGGTGAGTGTCTATCTCAGCCTGGCTAGGGCCTCTTATCCGCTCGTCTTCAGACTTCAGCACCTCTGGGACCACATGGGCCAGGATGACCTGGTCACGAGTCAGGCCCAGAGGATCCAAGTAATGTTCCTTGAATACACGTCCCTCCTGTCCTACAAATGGGATACGCCTTATGCCTTCGAGCTCTGAGGGTGAGGCTGCTATGAAGGCTATGGGAGCACCAGCTGGGCCAGAGCCGGGGACGATTGACTTCCTGGCTTCATCGTTCCTGCTATCCGAGATCAAGCTATCAGCCTCCCCTCGGGCCTGCGGATGAGGAGATGGGCCAGGTCTTGAATCTCCTTAGCCGAGTAGTGGCCTGTGTCGAAAGCCTTCTGCAGCTCGGCCATGGCCTGGGACTGGTCGCCCTCTGGCTGTGCCTCCGGGTCAGGTTGAGCCTGAGCCTGGCCACCTGCAGGTAGAGAAGTAGGTAGAGGCGTAGGTAGCGGGTTAGGCTTAGGCGGGACGGAAGGCAGGCCTGCAGCTCTTCTCAGATAGTTCTCAAGCTCGACATCATCAGCGAACAGGTTCTGCTTGGAGCCTGCAAGGTTGCTGATGAACTCGCCTAACTGGGCCAGGTCTGGGGTTTCAACAGTGCCAAATGAGACCTTGGGCAGGCCGGTTATCTCATCAAAAGGATTCAGGGATATGACCAGAGGTATGGCCTGGGAGTTGATAACGCCCGCCATCCGGTCGCAGATGGTCTGGAGGGCAGCCTGGAAAAGCTCGTTCTTGGTCACGGCCAGGGCATTGGAACCATATTTCTGGCTGCCCAGGAGCAGGAAGTCGGCCAGGAGGGTCATAGCCATGTCCCTGGTGTACCTGGTGATGGTCTGGTTGATATTGAACTGCCTGGTGCCGGCGCTGGCCAGAAGTGTCAGCTCGTACTCCCGGTTGCCATATTTGTCCCTGGTAGAGGGAAGAAGGACGCCCTCGGATTCGTCCCTCTTAAGGCCGGTGATGAGCTTGATGCACTTCTGTTTTGCTAACCGACTTTTGGCATCCTTGCCACTGACCACTTTCTCAGGAGCGTAAAGGACTGGCAGGCCGCACAGGTCCCGCTCCATGCCAATGCCTTCTATGTCCTCGGCATTGGTGACATTGTACCAGGCCCGGTAGCAGCCACGAAAGAGGCTTTCGCCTTCGGGGTTGTTCTTTGAAGATCGAATCCTGAAAAGCAGAGACTTGGCATATGGGACGAACCGGAGCTGGAAGTCTGGAGGCGGGGACTGGACCAGGCCCAGAAGCTCGCCTGTCTCCTCATCGAATACCCAGTGATCAAGGGACTCCTGAGACCTGATCTCCCAGGACCTCCAGCCTATGAGGCCGTCGTCATACTGACTGTACCTCAAGGGATCGGCCTGGTCAAGGCCCTCACGCTTCTTGAAAAGCTGCTCGAAGTAGGCCCAGCCAAATACGATATCTGTTAAGATTTCAGATTTGGTCTCGGGCCAGGAGGGATTCATATCCTTAAAAAGAGAATCCACAAAGACCTTAGCCTCTCTATCAGCCCTGCAGCTGCTGGCTTCGGTGACCTTGACAGGCACCTTGGACAGGATCATATCCACAGCGTACCGCATGCCATACAGGACGGGCGAGTTATCGCCCATCATCCTGTAGATCCTGGCACCTTCAGCTCCTACGAGTGGCGGGAACCAATCCTCATAGATATAGCCACCGTATTGCTGCAGGCCGGTCCTGCCAACCTGGTCAAATACGTTCTTAATCCGCTTCACGCATTACCTCCTCCTTCCTTTCCGTCTCCCGCTTCCTTTCCATCTGCTCTTTTGTTCCATAACGTCAAAATCAACAACAGCACCGTCATTATCAATATCCTCAGAATCAGCACTAGCAAGAATTACGGCATCTCCAGCATCAGGAGAGCGCCTGAGTCTCTTCTTGGTGTCCTCCTTACGTTCCAGCTGAATGCGGCCATCAGAGAGATTCTTGTACTTGGGGGCGCAGAGATCAGCCCTCAGCCTATCGTCTTCAGGAAGGGCGTAAGGATTAGCGTTAATTCTAGGGTTGGGGTGGATTTTATCCCGGAAGGTGGCCCAGAGTTCAGCCCTGAGATTGAAATATTTGGTTGGGTCCTTGGGGCTGTTGCCGGTATTTACGCCAGTGACATCACAATCCAGTTCTCTAAGTCTGTCCTCTACACCGCCGCCAAGGCCTGGCTCGTCTACGTTCACATGATCGAGGCTCAGCCGGTCCATGATCTGGATGATCTTGCCTGTCAGCTCCATGGTGTCAAGGCCGTTGTAATATTCGAGTGTCAGGATAATATTGCCAATCCTTGGAGCCAGGACAGAGTCATCATCTCCGAACCTGGCAACGTCTACGCCAAGGGTTCTAGGTTCTAGGCCGTCCAAGTCATCAAGTACGCCCTGATCTTCGAGGTCAGCATAGCGTTCTATTGCCCGTTCAACATAGTCATAAGGAATAATGGTGTCAAGGCCCTTCTTAGGGAAGTTGCCTCCAACACGGACCTGATAGGCTGAGGAATCTGGCCCCCAGAGCTGGTACATTTCCGCGGCCCAGCCAGGAGTAATGAGGTTGGGGTTGACCAGGGGCTTCTCTCCAAGCTTATCCTTCCAGGCACCAGATGCTATGTCTGCCTCGACTATTCCGTACTCGGTGAAGTTTGGGGTGTCCCAGGCTGCGACATGGAAGGTCTTCCAGAGGTCAGAGTTAAAGGCGTTGAAGAATGTCCCTGTGGTGGCCGTGGGATTGCCTGTCATGAAGAGTTTGGCATTCTTGGAGGTCATCACGCCGTTTACGGCTTCATGGATGTCCTCATCCACACCCGGGCCTTCATCTATGACCACCAGGATGTTCTCTTCGTGGAACCCCTGGAACCTGTTAGGGTCATTGGTCGAAAGGCCCACACCATACCATTGGTCTTGCTGGATCTGGAGTTCGGGAGCCTTGGGCAGGAGGTGGCCTATTTTGAAGCTTGCCCTGTTGAAGCTGGCTCTGACTTCCTTCCAGACCAACTTCTCAACCTGTCTGAAAGTGGGAGCTGTAGAGAGAACGATTGAGGGATAAAAAGCAATGAGGAACCATAAGATGACCTGGGCAGCGAGCCAGGACTTGCCTATGCCATGACAGGACCGGACAACGATACGCTTGTAGTCTCGGATGGCTTCAAGGATTTGGGCTTGAACAGCCCAGGGGTGGGAGTCAAGGAAGGTCTCGACATACCAGACGGGATCACTTCTTACCTCCTCCGCCAGCTCCTCGTAAGCCTCCGCCAGGTCCATTGAGCCGCTGCTTTCTGTGTTCATGCACCTTCTTCATCGCTTCAGTGATCATCTTCGCCTCAGTGCCCTTGAGGTCGCCATTCATCAGGTCAGACTTGGTCTTTATGAGCTGTCGAATCTCTGCAATCGTGCCCTGATCCATGGAGACGAGAGACATGGGAATGTAGGGCAATTCTGTACTTTTATCGATATGTGGATCCATAGGTCCGAAGAGTTTAGAAACCCAAACTTTGACCAGGCCGTGAGTTTCAAGCTCGTCTAGGATGAGCTGATCCAGGATGGCTAGTTCGTCAACAATCTTGCCTGCCACATCATTGAGGGCTGCCTGTCGCTCCTCGTATTGCTTCTTAGCTTCATCTGGGATTTTGGAATGGTTTTTAAAATGCTGCCTGAGGGCTTCAGGAGTGATCTTGATCTTGTAAGTCTCCCAGAGCCACCGACTTATCTCCCGGTCGGTCTTATCCTCAATGTAATGCATGCGCTCTATGTCCGGCAGGTAAGGGCAATTACAGGTCTTACATCGTGGGCTAGTAGGGGGCATGGCATTTTAGTTTCAAAGGTTCCTTAAGGAGATTCAAAGGCTAGCCAAGGTTCACCTCCGGGCATATGGCCAGGAGATGTCTGTTTGTGGCCTGGGGTTCATGCATAATTGGCAAGGTTCACAGGCTTGGAGGCCAGAATTCCAAGGTTAATTGCCTGTAAACCAAGGCTAAACTGGCCTAAATCCAAGGTTAACCTTGGCAAAAACCAAGGTTGAACAGATCAGATTAGTAGGTGACATTCTAGATATTGTCAAGAATAATGTAATTGATTAAATGTGAAAGGATGTAGGGATGAGGTCATTGACCCATCAGATTCACCCCCTTGAAGGATTCCAGGGCACGTAACGCCTGCAGAGGCCTTGCCAGGCTGAACGCTGCCTGGGGCCGGATGTTTGGCGTACTCCGTTCAGAGTCCTCCTTGATGCGCCTCCGATGCTCGGCCCGGACCTGGGCCGAGGTCAGCTTATCCTCATTCATGACCTGTTCCCCTTGCAACGTCGAATATGTCGCTCATGTTTCCGATCTGGTTCCAGGGGCGCCATGCGGTAGAATTGCCAAGCTGAATGCCCGAAGGACAGGGGAGCCAGTCTGCACTAATCTTGGCAGGGACAAAGGCATCAAACTTTATCCCCAGCTCGAAAGGGCCTGTGACTACGGTCCTAGAGAGCTCTATAGGCTTCTTCTTAGTGGCATCGACTATAACATCCGTTGCCTGGCCAGCGTCGCCAATTGCTTCTATGTTGGATCTGAGTTCGGTATCGTTGGCCTTGAGGACAGTCTCGACCCTGAATGACCTGCCACCAAATGTTGAGAGGTAGCGACTGTAGTCCCTGTTTGATGTAGCGGTATAGGTCATGTAGGCGTTATGGAACCAGGGCGTTTCAGAGGTCAAGCTGTAAGATGTATTGAGCGTGGTCTGTTCGTCGGTCATGTCTACACTGTCTTCAAGATATTGCTCACCTTGGCCAGTTATCCGGTTTCCTGCCGTTCCTATGCCGGTGTCTGCTCGGGCTGAGCTGTAGAGAGTGCCGTTCCCGCCTACGTGGATGTTTTTGTCTATAGTCACCTCGGCCTGGGACAGCGAAAGATCAAGACAGACGAGAATCAGGGCAATTAGTGCGAAGATCAGGAGCCAATGAAGAGGCCTCATCCAGATCCTCCAACCGTGCCATCCCCGCCCTGGTCCTCTCCCTTCTTCATCATCTCAGTATGAGATCCCAGATAGAAAGAGATCACCATCATTGCCGCATTGACCCACTGGCCGGCGTATGTCTGATTGATTGCTGGATTTGTAGTTGCAAAATATGCTATACAGAGGACTACCAGTCCTATGAATACCCGTTTCTTAGTATCCAACAGGTCACTGATTGCCGTAATTATCTTTATTATCTCATCAGGTGTAATGATATATCACCTCGGATCGCTTTTTACATTGGCCGGCCCGGTCAAGTGAGCGCAAACATTTTTCCAGGTCCAGGACAGGT